AAACGGGCATCGAGTCGTCGCTGATACAACAAGCGGCCACAGTCTCTTCCCCACCTAAGATTAGTCCAATGGACCTTCCTCTCTCAGACGAAGTTTGGAACAATATGGTGGCGGAATACCCAGTGCCGGACCGAGATTTAGGTTTCTTGGGCTGCGCTGGATACGACGTGATTCTCGACGGCTTCGAGGCCAAGTGCTCTGGCTGGACAGCTAGAGTGCATAACCTAGACAAAGCAGGGCTGGCTAAGAAACAGCGGCCCTGGCTAGTCCTCCTTGCAACAACCCGTATCATATTGCGGAAGTGTTGCGAGGACGAGATGCCCACTATGAGGCCAGTGGACATGGTCGAGAAAGGTCTCTGCGATCCTAAGCAGGCGGAGACCAAAGGGGGTGAGCCATACCCCGAGGAGAAATATTCCAAGAACTTCTGGCGCATCATATGGGTGGCCTCAGCACTGGACACGCTTGTCCAGGGGCTGCTTCACCATGCGCAAAACAAGGCCGACATCAGTGGTTACCAGGATGGAGCCTTTTCCTTGAGTCTCGCCGGTTTGGGGCACAACCCCGAGGGCTTTAGAAGACTCGGAGAAGTGCTCTCCTCAATAGCCGACCCTGAATCAGGCAAGATCTTCTCGCAAGACGCAAGTAGGTGGGACCTCACGGTCAGCCGAGAACTTGTCTTGCTAGACAGCGAGAGGAGGATTTCTCTCAGCTTGAAGAAGAGAAAACAGAGGTTGGACTACTTGGCGAAACACAAGGATGCGAAAGCTTTGCCAGAAGACTCGATCACCCCAGAAAGCTATTTGGGGTGGTATGAATGCATTAGGCTAGAGGCCTATGTAAACTCCAGCCATGTCTTGTCGTTTCACGGAGAGCTGTACGAGGTGAGCCACCACGGGATTACCGCCTCAGGGATTAAGTCCACAACGGCGCAGAATTGCTTTGCGCGCACTTTCGCAGTGCAGATTTGTGGAGGAGGACCCTCAGCATCTCTCGGAGACGACAACGTGTGCAGGTATGCACCGATTGTAGCCTTGCAGAAGGCTCTTGGTCTCATACCAAAGGAGAAAGGGTCGGGCTACTTCACACTCGACGAACGCGAAGGATGCAAGCAAGGAGTGCCCATGACCTCACACGACGTAAGGAAGTGCGAGGTCCAAGACAGGTTCTGGGGCGAGTTCATGAACTTCGACAAAATGATCAGCAAGCT